TTTTCTTCTGTAGGCTTTGACACCGGCTCGAGTCATTCCTGCTCCAGACTTTGTAGGTCTGAAATTCTTTTTATTTCTTGCGGGCATTTTATCTTGTCTTCTCATTATCTTATTCCCATTCTTCTACCCATGAATCCACCCATCATAGCTTTTTTTCTTTTTGCAAATGTTGAAACATTTGTTGGTTTACCACCAACGCCTTGTGCTTTACTTCTTTTCCTTACAACGGCACTCCGCTTCTGAGAGTCTGTCATACTTGCTGCTTTTGCAGCAGGCACGCACTTTGGATACTTTCGTTTTGATCCACTTGCAGATTTTCTTCCACATTTATTGAAACCCCCACCTTTTTTCTTTGAACCTATATCGACCCAATCTTGTTTGAACCACTCTTTTAGACCAGCCATTACGAATTCTTTCCGTAAGCTCTTCCTTTACCTTTTGTGGTAAGTTTACATACAGGTCCTCCACCTTTCAGACCTTGTGCTCTTAATTTTGCAGCTGCTTCCGCAACTCCACCACCAGCTCTAGATATTCTACCACCCATAGCTTTACCTGCTGGTTTAGGTCCTTTGAAATCTTTTCTTTTTGTACCAGATGGATCTTTAATTTTACCTGCACATATTTTTGATGCATAGGCATTTGCATATGCGCTTGGGTATACTGCGAATTTTCTTTTCGCTGCTGCTTTACCTCTAGGACAGAGTTTAGTCATTATGCTCTCGCTGTTTGTTTCGCTCTTTTAAAGTCTTTTGCTTTTGGTGCACCCTTTGCATTTTTCTTTCGCATTTTTTCACCACGTTTTCTTTTTGCGTGTATGTTTGCGTATAAACCTTTTCCAGCCATTAGATAACCTTCTTTTTGTTTTTATTCTTTGTCTTAGGTATTACGCCTTTTGCCATTAAAATATCTTTTTGAGTAATTTTGCCGTCACCAGAGTGATCAGGAAATCCACCACCTTTTTTTAAACCAATTCTACCGCCCTTAGCTTTTAGGTCTCGATTATATTTTAAGTAATCTTTCATCATCTTAGATTTAGTTTCTCTACCAATTTTTTGAGCTTCGTCTTTACCAATCTTTGATTCAGCCTGCTTAGCACTTTTACCAGCTTTAGAAGTAGCATCTTTAATCATTTTAAGAGCTTTCTTTTTATATTTTGTAACCTGTTCGTTTGGTTTTTTTTTTAAAGCCGATGAAATTACATTTCTTGCATGCGTAATTGGCGATGCAACTGTCTTTGCTATTTTTCCAATAGTTCTAATTTTATTAAACATTATTTTTTTCCTCCGTTTCTAAAAACTTGTGTACCCTTTATACCAAAAATTGAGGCAACTACAAGTATCCATAAGTTAGTAAACCAAGATGGTAGGGATTGAAAGTATTCAAAGAATAATTTGACCTTTTCCATCGCTGCAGGGTCATCTGACATGACTGCCCACATTAAAACTATGATGGGCGCCGAAATTATAACAAGTACAAATTCGTCCTTATAGTCGTTTTGTCTAGCTTCTAGCAATTTGCCCTGGTATTGCTCCTCACCACGGGCCATTTTTTCAGCATGCATGAGTTGAGCGTCAGACATAGCCATTTTCGTCTTTTGACGATTAGAATATATCTTACTTCCAGCCTGCAAAGCTATTTTTGCTAAACTGAACCAAGCCATTAGTACGCCTTTGAATTTCTTTTCTTTTCAGCCAGCATTCTGTTCTGTCCACCAACTGGCATTTCAGGTTTTCCTGTGCCAATTAAGTTAAAAGCACCATCAGCTGTTGTTTTAGATCTAGGATCTACCTCAACTTGCTGGTCTTGTACTTTTACTGGCTTAATTTTATCTAATTTTTGCATTTTTGCTCCTTTTTTTACTCTTCTACCTCAATAGCAGTTATACCTTGTTTTTCACTCTTTGCAAGGCTAACTCCAGCTCTTAATTTTGCTAATTTTTCGTTCTGATCCATCTTATCTTCAGCAATATCTTTAGCTTGCATTAATTTTGCTCTGTCTAACTCTGATTTTTTCTCATCAGCCACCTTTTTACGTTCATTTTCCATCGCTCTAAGGTCAACTTCTCTTGCTTTTAGTTTTAATAGAGGGTCAGAATCAAATTGAGAAGTAATTTTCTTCTCTTCTTTCATAAATTCTTCAGTCATCTCTGCAATCAACACAGCTTTTCTTGCTTCTATCTCTTGTGTTAGGGCTTGAACCTGTGCAGCGACTTGCGGATTCATGGCAGCTTGTTGTTGCATCATCTGAACTTGTTGTAATTGTTCTCTAAACTCTAATTGTACTTGTTCATTTGCCATGATTGAGATGTGTTCTAAAATATTTTTCTGTATAGAGGCCATAACCATAGGATTATTTCTAACCATGTTTGTTGACATGAAGTTTAAGTGCGCTGTGACGTGTGCTCTATGATCTTGACCAGGAAAAGCTTGAAAAGGTTTCATACCTAAAGCCATAATGTGTTCCATACTTGGATCTAATGGTTGCACAGGTGCTGGCGGTGGTAAAATTTGATCAATATTTTTTGTACCGATCGCTTCATACATACTTCGGTATGCATTGTACATGTTATGAACTTGTGGATTTGATGTAGCTAATTGTAATTGTGTTTGAGCTAATGTAATTCTTTGTGACATAGAAAATATATTTGGATCTGCTACTGGCAGAATATCTATTCTGCTATCAAAGTCTGCTTGTTTAATTGTTCTTGCAGCACCTGGAACATCGTAAGGATATTCTGGTGGTAAGTATGTTGCAATGACAGAAGATAATAATTTAAATTCTTTTCTCATAGATCCATATAATCTTTTGTGTATTGCTGACATAACTTTAGATCCTCTTTCAAGAAGAGCTATCGTTGTACCTACAGCTGCGTTCGACTGACCTTCGCCCATCTGCATTTCAGATATGGCTGCAAATCTCTGACCTGCTTGAACCACTATACCCATTAATTGTAATAGAGTAGCTGATGGTTCTTTGTATGGTAGAGGGAAGAAAGCTTCACGTAGATTGCCACCTGGCGCATCTACATCTTTGAATTCACCAGGTTGAATTGGAGAAGCCTCATCTCTAACACGCACCCCTCTTTGTTTAAAACCAGCAGGTAGGTTTGACAAAGTTCCTGCATCTAATAATTGGCGGAGAGCGACTGTTGCAGTTCTACTCAATCCGCCAATCATATGTATCAATCCAAATCCGTAGAATCCTAGTCCTGGCAGAAATTTAAAGTGGACAAAATATTGGACTCTTTGTTTTTTTGGATCGTTGGGCGCATAGTTCCTTCTTATCGAAAGAACCGTTCCACTACCTTCTTCAACAGTTACGATGTAGGGTAGCTTGATACCAGTCGGCTCGCCGTCTGGACCAATGTCTTCGAAGCCTTCTAAATCTAGATCCACATGACACTCAAGAAGAGTATACATAGGAATTGGTTTTCCAGATTTTTTAGTGCCTTCTAATTCTTTTTCTTTTTTTGAAACTTCATCATTCACAACTGTGCCTGGTGGGTTAAGTTCTACATCAGAGTAAAACCCTGCAACTTGTTGTTTTCTTAAATCGTTTTCAGATATTTTAATTACGTGTATGATTGCATCTGCATCATCTAAACTGTTTGCTGTATAGGGTACGATTAAATCATCAGCAGGTACAAACTTAGATACCGCTCTACCCATCATTGAATCATAATAAATTTTTTTAAATGTAGATCCTGCTAAAGGTAAATGAAATAACATAGAGTCAAACTCTGGCTCATACTCTTTCATCTGATCCATGATCTGATAGTTCATGAAATCTTTTACTCTTTGCGATTGTTGTTCTTTCGCTGGTGATGGTACACCTAAAATTTGTGTTCTTACTGGGCCGTCACTTGGTAATAACTCTTTGTATGCTGTAGCTTGAAACTGTGTAACAGCTTCTGCTAGCACAGGGTGCGTGGCACCTGAAGCTCCTTGAAACGGCTCCGTTCTATTTTCGTATTTAAATCCTAATAGGTCAAGTCCATCTGTATAAGATTTTTCCCAGTCTTTTCTGGACATCTTGTAGTCCATGTAATTTGTTTTTAATTCTGAACCTAAAGGTTCTAAAACATCATCGGGTAAAATATCTGAAAGATTATCAAAATGAGAATCAGTGCCAGGTATATTAATTGCACCTGGTTCAAAGTCAATCGTTGCACCACCGTCTTCTTCGGGTGTAACTTCAACGGGTTGTTGTTCTTTAATTTCTTCCTTTATCTCGACCTCTTCGCCCGGAACTTTGACCTCGGTACGAGTGTTAGGAAGTCCTTTATCTATATCTGCCATTTAAACTCCTGTAATTATCTAC